TGGTCAAAGAAGTCATCGCCGAGAGTTCCACCCTCTTCAAGAGTTTTGTATGCAGACTTAAGAGGATTGATGGTATTGTCGATAAGGTCTTTGAGTGTATTCTCTGTTCCGTCTATTGTGCGGACACCGTAGAAGTCGTGCCAATTGAAGGATTCGGCTTTAAGGATACCACTAATTGTACGTTTGATTTGATCCTTGTCGGGATTAAACCAGTTAATCTTATTATTGATTTCACCCTGAACTAGTTTTAAGAAAACTTCAAGTTCGCTTTCATTAAGTTCAGGAATGATTTCAGCAATGAATCCTCGCTTGTTGCCACTATGGAAACCAAATCTTTCGTCAAAAGCAGTATTGATTTTACTAATCCAATCATAAATCTTTTGTTGAGTTTGAGCTTCATCGGTATCAATAAAGAATTCACTAAGATCCGGCATACTATTTAGAATGGAATCAATAGACGCAACGATAGCTTCATTAGAACCTAAGAAACGATTTTTATATTCATCTACACTGTCGGCAGCAGATAACATATCCTCTCTTAACTGATTAAATTCCTCTTGAGTTTTAGGTACGCCGTTTTGGTCGGTAATATCCAAGTAAAGCATTTGAGCAACAGCGGAATTTGCAGCGTCTCTTAATTCTTTAGCTTTTTCATAGGAGCCTTGTAAATCCTCTTGTTTCTTTAGGATGCTATCCCATAACTTATTACCCTCTAATTCTTGTTGAGTATATAATCCTTTAATTCTTCCCTCTTCAAGAATCTTTTGCATTTCTAATAATTTTTCGTATGCCTCGATTGCAGAATCTAAATCATCGACTTCGCCAATATCGAAAAAATCAATGTTTACATCACGACCACCAGTTAAGAGATCTAGTGGAAATATTCCTGTGCTCATCTTCTTAACTTCTGTTTCATACTCGATTCCTGCTTTTTTAAGCTGATCAACCATTTTACTAGTGGATTCGTCATCTATATCAAATGTTATTTCATTATATTTTCCACTAATAAATGAATCTTTGGTTTTCTTTTGGAAGTTTTCTAGTTCTTTAGTGTATCCAGCAAAAGCATCGCTATAATCTTGTTTGAGAGCATCAGTCGTTACCTTATTGATACTACCATCTAAGTCGTCATATTTTTCTCTAAGAGTTTTAATTTCGTCTTCCTCATAACCTAAAGCTTTCAAAAGAGCGTCGGTTTTATTTGTGAGATTTTCTTTTGAAGCCGCACCCTCGTCGTATGCACTTTTAACAGAGGAATATTCTCCATATAGTGATCGAATTTGTTTAATTTCAGATTCCGCTTCCTCGCCTGTTTCTATTATCTGCTCTTTTAATTCTTTTTGCTTTTGAATTAAATTAGCTACTAAACCGATGGTGGCAGATATAATCATACTGATTCCAGCAGATGCTAACCCAGAAACTATTTGAGCACCCATATTTTTAAGTGCGCTCCAAGCGCTATCTTTCACATAAGCCGCAAGGCTTGCTTTAGCTCCGTTAAGCTGAACCAACTGACTACCTAATGCGTTATTAGTTTCAAGAATAGCTTCCGCCATCTTACCTCTAGAAACACTGTCGGCTTGTGCGTTATACATATTAATAGCTTTTATGCCACCCCAAAATCCGCTAGTAACTTTAACCTGAGACTGATAGAAGTCTTTTGCAGAATAATTAGCTGCATCGGTTGTTAGTGCATACTCTTTCAGTCTGTGATTTAATCCATCTTGAAGCTGAATTTGGTCTTTAGTTAATGTCCCTAACTTGACCAATTCCATCTCCGCTGTTTTATAATCAGGTAACTCTACTCCTCTAATTTGACGAAGGAATATTTTTTCACCATCTTTTATGTTGCTAGTGTCGAATATCAGACATAGTTAATGTGTAAATTTGTGGATAATAAACACATTTTCAATCTTGACAATATATTAATTCAATGATATAATTATATAAAAACAATAATTAGAAAGAGGTGTGATAAGTGAAAAGAAGTATTTACCTTATAATAGTTGGAATAATGCTTGTGATAAGTATGATTCTGGTTATATTTTTAGTTGTTCAGCGAAAAACATATAGTGGCGCGTATGATTCCTATAGTCATTCTAATCATTTAGATAATGATTTTGAAAAATACATTAGAGACTCAAATTTTCGCAGTTCTAATCAAACACCTATATTTCTAGCGTATCTCGGAAAAGATAAAACAATTGATAATTCCACCAATATCGTTTTAACTGTATGGATCTGGGACGATGTGAATAACCAAAATATAGAAAAAAACTGGTCTGAACTTTCCTCGGAAGAAAAAAAGAATGACCTTCGTGAATGTGCAGAACTGGTTGAAAAATTCTTGAAAAACAAAGATGTACCTTATAGTTATCATATTTACGTAAACGTTCAAAACACCTCCAAATTAGGAAATTATGTTTACGACAAATCTCATGATTCAATATGGATACCAAATTGTGAAGAGAAAATAAAAAAAGGTGAATATGATGAACCACCATCATTAAAGGAAGGATATCATGTCTGCATATTAAATAGTAAATTCACAGAAGTTGGCAAAGAAGAATCCACCCCATACTAACAAGAGCCACCCGAAAGGGTGGTTTATTTTTACCAATCCACCCCGGACACATCGCCTGTCACAATCGACTCAATGATACCTACAGAGATAACCATACATTTACCTTCATCATAAGGATGTTCTACCCGCAGGTTTCCCCTTAACTCGCCGTCTAAGAATTTCTGATAATCCTCTTCCGAGATGTATCCCCAAGGATTACAAGACCAAAAGTCGTTTGTATCAACATAAACTAAAACATATCCATCGGGTTCTCTAAGTGATGGTTCGTTAGCTTCATTTTCTTCACCTATACAGTATATCCCAATAGTTAGAGCGGCAAATATCAATATAGCTATTATACACCTAAGCCAAGCGTCTCTATATTCCTTTTTCTCAGCTTGTCCCCACGTTTCGTCTTCCCATTTTTGTGTTTTACGTTTGGGTTTGGGTTCATCTGATTCACGCCTATAACTCATTTTAATCTTCCTTTCTTTCTATTCCTTTCGCACTTTCCCACCGTAGCAGCGAATCGCTACGTATGATTTTCTACGTTCCCGTAGTTGTCTGGAGTACCCCATGACGACTCTCGCCGCCCTACCATTATACTCTCTGAACCTTCCTACTAAGTAGGCTTGGCTGCGGATTATGCGGTATCTCAACCGCCCTTCCCGAACGAGATTCATAAAACTCGTTACGCAATGCGCCAGTTTCGGTAGTTTTTCCAAAGCTCTCTTGTCAATTAAATCGACTCGTTCCGTGTTACCACCAGAGCTTACTCGGGCATATTCATCGAGGGTAAACATTCTAACCCTACCCGAGCCAGTTTTATCTTTGAGTTTCGCTTGAAGCGCAGTCATTCCGCCGAATGCTAGAAGTCCTGTACCTAAGCCTTTCATATCTTTGAGAACATCAAGAATATCGTTGAGTCCTCCGCCGAATTTAACAACCCAGTCTAAGCCGTCCTTGACAAGCTCACTATCCACGACGTTGGTGGAAAGCGTCTGCCAAACAGACTGGATCTGATTAAGTTTTCCTTGAATGGAGTCGAGCGCGGTTTCTAACTCGCGGTCAGCCGAACCCTCAGCCATTCCTTCGTTTAATTCCTTGACAACATCTCTTGCGGTCTCGAAGTTTTCAAGCATAGCATAAACGGTGTTGATGCCGACTTTACCGCCGAGCATTTCAGCGATTCTAGCTTGGTCTGTATCATTGAGGTCTTTCCAGACTTTGGAGAGTTCGTTGAGAATATCGTATGTGGACTTGAAGCTGTGCTCGTCAATCATGACGTCAATACCCGAGATGGATTTGATTTCCTCTCTTAGCTTTGATACCGTCATGGTCATCTCTTCGCCCTCTTCTTCGAGTTCGCTCTTCGCGCCACGAATACGAGCAGACATGGTTTTAAGGGCGACACCAACGCTTTCTGGATTTTGTACTATCTCGTTGGCGCTCGTTGTCAAAGCAATCGCTTCTGAGAGCGTATTGTTTGCAGCAACTAAAGACGAAGCCGAACGTTGCATACTTTCACCAATGCCGGACGAGGATATTGCAAAATTATTCACGCTGTTACTTTCCCGTTTTCACGGTACTGACCCTTTCGGGCGGGTAGTCATTTCTGGCTACCTCTCACATTTCTTTATTAGGTTATAGTGTGAGTTCGGACTGTATATTACACCTTATGGTGGATAACTTCAAGGCTCATGTTGCCATGAGTCTCCCGCAGTCTCTAGGGTTCCTGTATTGAAATACAGTCTTACCTCGGTCTTGAACACCTCTGTCCTTTAACCGATATAGTTATCAGGGGCAATTCTTTACCCACGTAATTAAATTTATCAACAATTTCCTCTGCCGTATCACCCATACTCTGGTATGCCTTCATAGTAGAGATAATACTTTCACTCGCCGTACCAATATCCAAATCCTCGGCAACCGTCTTGTACTTCGACGCAATCTCGCCGAGCTTCTGTGCTTCTTCAAGCTGATAACCCAGCCTGCTGAATGTCGCCGTCGAGTCAATCTGGTCAGTTAAAGTTGTGCCGAGTGCTATCGAAGATTTCTGAACAGACTTCTGATATTTAAGAAGAGACTGTTCGGAAGCATCTGTAACCTTACGGAGATTAACCATCGCGGTATCGACTTCTTTGACCTGAGTAACCATGTCTTTCATCAGTCGGAGACCCTGAGTGATAGTTCTCGTTACAAGCGTCCAGCCGCCGAACTTCTTGAACATTGCAGTAAGGATACTACCGGTAGTCTTACCATTCTGACCCGCCGCACGAATTTGAGCATTAAACTCAGCCCATTCCGCATTGAATTTCTTCATCTGGGATTGGTCTATAATAGTACCGTCTTTCAATCTATTCATAAACCGTTCGTACTCAGCAGCATTTTCTGGAATAGTGAACGCTTTGGAGTTAGCATCCCGCCATTTTTCAAGTTCGGTTATTTTATTAGATATTTGTTTATTTAAGGTTAATCCTTTATTATACTCATTTGATGCCTTTGCTAATTCTTTTTGTTCCTGTATAAGCTGATTAACAGCATACTCTGTTTCACTTAGAGTTTTAGCATACAACTTAGTTGGCTGAATTAGATTTAACTCGATATCCTCTCGATAACTCTTAAACTCATCTTCGGATGCAAATTGACCGGGTGAATATATACTCAAAGAACCCTTTTCAGAAAAATATCTCTCAATAGTCTTTTCAGCATCCGCAAGAGTTTGACCATTACCCATATCAACAGATGTGAGATCAACGCCGGAGAATTTAGCTTTCTTAATCAGCTTATCCAACCTTATCAGAGACTTTTCTAATTCCTCAATCTCATCTATTTTCACATCAAATGAAAGAAACTCACTCTTCTCGTTCTTTGCGTATTCAAACAAAGATTCGGTCGCATCGCTAATGCTATCCAAAGAATCGCGAACATGAATTAACGCATCATTGGCAAGTTTCAACCCACTATCATCTAACTTCTGAGACATCCAAGATTTTTCGGTTTCTTCGACACGTTCAATACCATCTTTTAACCGCTGAATTGCTTCATCGTATGCAGTAGTATCTATACCTTTAGTATTTAATAATTCCTTGAATCTTGTGAGTGTACCTAACATCTCTTCGGCTCGGTTAATCGACTTAAAATTACCGAAAACCTTATTATAGATATCTACTTCTTGTGGTATATTTATACTACTATATGTAGACATAACATCAGTAAGGTCTGAATCCGCCGCAGCCAAAGCCTTTTGCCCTACTTTTTTATTCAAAACAACATTCCGAATGTTAGAAAGCTCACTTTCGACTTCTTTGAGCCTATTAAGCAAATCTTTCGCATCATCTTTGGATAGAATAGCATCAGAAACACCACCCTCCGAAGCAAGCAAGTAATTGATTTTCTTTATCTCTGAATCAATTTCGGGAAGTAAACGATTCGTCTCATCTATTATATTATCACGACTGCGAGTAGAGGCAGGGGGTGTATTCGCCGGTTTAGGGTTATTTCCACCTCTGTTTCTCGGAGTACCACCGTTATTTCCTTGCGGGATAGGAATAGGTGAATTATTACTTGATGGGATAGGTACGCCGCCAGTGACCGTTATACCACTAGATATTTTATTGTAGATAGAATTAAGTAAAATAATAGCACCCTTGGTATTGCTCGCAACTTCATTGGTTTGCTCAAAGATTAAATCAACGCCACTCTCAATTTGCTTAATGCTATCACCAAACGAACTAAATGAATCGCTAAGTACTTTTAATGCTCCGGCTGGTATACCCGACGAATCATCATTACCCTTTTTAGTTCTGGATTTAGCAACACTTGCTTTGCCATCTTTACCCAATTTACTATCTATTGATTCAACGCTTGTTTTAATATCAGTAAGTAACTCGTTACCTTTTTCATTTGTGATATTGAGATTTTTAGGAAGCGTAACTCCGTTGGATTCACCAGACGAGTCGCCTTTAGAAGCGACAGCGGGTTCGGCAGCTTTGGTTTTACTTTTCGCAGTTTTGGATTTAGTTTCTTTCCCTGTATTCTTTTCTGCTTTTTCTACTTTATGTAACGTTAAAAGTAACCCTTGAACATCCTTTATATTCGGAATATCAACATCAATAGTGATTGTTTTATCCTGAATCTTATCAATCATCTCTACGAATGATTTTAATTCTTCTTTGGATATATCCAAAAAATTATTACCAAGTGAATCGTAAATTTGGGCATTTTCTTCTTTTAGCTGTGAAATTAACCCTTCAATCTTTTTATACGTCGAATTTAAAGCACTTCTTGCGGCTGCTTTTGCTAATGTAACATTTCGTTTACTTTCTTCTACCGCAGCTTGTAGTTCTTTTTCTGTGACTTTCGCTGTAGGGTCTTTTAGTATCGACTCTGCTTTTTTATCTGCGTCTATTATTGATTTCTTTTGTTTTAAAACATCAGATAACTCAGAAAGCGCGTTAACAAGTTCGCTAGAATCAAATTCAACCTCTAACTTTTTATTGTCAGTTTTAGAATCAGCTACGCCGCCAGTTTTAAGTAACGTAAATATATTATCAACATTATTACTTATACGAGTTAATTCATCAGATTTTAATTCGATTTCTCCACTAATGTTTGGTGTTACATTCTCTCCGACGGGTGTTGCTTGAGAGACCGCTATGGTTTTACTTCTTAGTTGATTTTGGGCTTTATTAATTCGATTAACAATTGAACTGTTACCGCGCACATCCATAAAAGCACTTTTGTTTATACCTTCCAATAATGCCTTATCAACCTTGTCTTCAAGTTCAACAAATACATTTTCAATTTGTTCTTCGATGACTTTAGTAAACCCGTTTGGCTTTAAAAGATTGTCAAAAAGACCAGTGTATTCTGAAGCGGAGATGATGTTTTCATAATTTGGATCTCCTACATTTTGAACGTAGATATTTGATAATTCATTATAAATACCCTTCAAATTCGCAAAATGTTTTTTGTACGCGTTTATTAGATTTTCGATGTTTTCTGAGTTTAATTCATTTTTTTCTAAAAAATCTTCTGTAATATCGAATATACCATCGCTATATATATTAGCATATGATTTAGCTAAACCAGAAAACTTACGAAACTCTTTTGATCTTTGATATTTTAATAAATTCTCATTACCAGTGATGTTTATATCAATACTGTTTTCACTAAATCCTTTTATTTCTTCCAGCATTGATTTAACCTGTTTTAATGCAGGTACAGTCTTAGGATTGATTTTTATTTCAAAATCTTTGGACATTAAATCTTCAAAAGCTTTCTGATTCTCTTTAATGTCAAATTCTGGATCAAATTTAATTTTTGTTGGTTTCTCTTCATATTTATTTAAGCGCTCATCTAAATCATCTAGAGCACTAGTATCTACTACGGGTTTTATTTCCAAATCAAATATCTCACCGCTAATATTATCTGCCACTATTCTTCACCTCACTTTTTAAGTTCATCTATTAAGCCCATTTTTACTACACTTTTTAAGTAATCCTTATAATCGTCAGTTATTGTATTCTTAATATAACGTCTATCATCAATCCAAGGATTACCAAACGACGACAATGGATATATGCTACCTTCATCTATCCAGTCAATTAACATAGGATTATTGGTAAACTTTGTGCCGAACACACTTTTATTTGGAACGGTATTATTGGAAACCTTGATTCGCATATCATGAATTTCAACAATAGTATTATCCGGGTCAATCAAACCACCATTTGTTCCACGCCTTATATACTCAGTAGGAGAATATCTACGATATATTTGCTTTTCAAGATCGCTTCTCACTACACTGGATATATTTGGTTTTACATCTTTTTCAAGTACCTTTGGTATCGCATCTAATATTTTCGACTCTAGTGCCTTCTTATAAGTATCAGCATTAAACTTCGCCATTCTCCTCTGTCACCGCCTCAGATTCATCAATGGGAATCTGTTCAAGCAACTGCATAAACGACTCGCTGCCAAGAAGACCAATAAGTGTATCAAGAACCTTTGCATCGGTATTGTTACTCTGCATAGTGTACTTTACTCTATGATCTATATAATCGTTGATTCCCTTCACAACCATGTCCATGTTGGGCGCAACTTTAAGCGCAACCTCGTTATAAAATCTATTATAAAAATCCGAACAAATGAGGGTATCGAAAAGTTCGTCGATATCATTATATTCGCTATCGTCGTTTGTCAGATTAAGCATTACCGTCATAACCGCAAAACGAACCATCATTTCTCTACTAAGAGGACGGAAAGAGTTATCCTCTTCGTTGAACAGTGCCACCACTGCCGCCTTAGTCATGTTCACATAATCACTATACTTAATCTTTTCCAGAACCTCGCAGCCCTCGAACGGATTATCCTTTTCCATATTTTCCTTAGACATAAACTCTTTCAGTGTCATAATTATTCCTCACTTTCAATTTCGTAAAATTAAGGCAGCCTCAACCACGATTGAACCTACCTTTCTTTTTGTCACTTACGTTTCTTACGATTCCTCGGCTTCTTGTCTATCTCGGTATTGATTTCCTCGATAGCTTCGTCGAGTGTCTTATTGTCTTCAAGATACTCACTGAGTTCCTCCTCAGTGCGCTTTTTTACCTCTTCTTCGGGAGCCTCTAAAATGCCGATAATTTCAGCTTTTGACTTGTCCGTCCTTTTTGGTAAAACGTCAATTTTATTCCCCTTGGAACGTGCTTCAAGAACCTCTTGAATATAAAGTTCGTAATGCTCGATGCAACAAGCAGAAGAACGCCACGAATCGGTTCTGTCACAGTAGTCGCAAGCATAATAATGTTTTGCGCCACCGTCCTCGCCGAGGTTACACTTGCTATACTTGCAAATGTGATTAGGCTTATTTATCTTCACTTAATTCACCGCCTTTTTAATAATAAAGCAAACCGCCCACGAGGGGCGGCTCGCAAATATTAATTCTCGATTAGTCGTCGAGAGCCTCAAACTCGGTCTTGGTCTTGATTACCTCGTCCTCGTCGTATACTACCATATCCCACAGCAGAGTGGAAGCGCCCTTAGCACAACCGCCAGACAGAGCATCAATGGAGATGTTGTGAGTCGAGAAGTCAGAACCAAAGGTCAGGCTGAATGTACCAGACATCTTAGCCTTGTAGTATGTAATCTTAGCGTGGAAGCTCTTATCGGTACAGATATCCTTAACGAAGCAGTCGAAGATAGCCTTACCAGTCTCGGAGAACTTATTGTTCTCGTTGACAACCCTCTTACCAACCTTAGCCTTAGTGTCATAGAACGCAACGATTTCGTCGTTAGCAGAGAATACACCAGTAGGCAGAGTGATAGTCTTAGTGTCGGGGTCAAAAGCAAATGCAGTTGCAGATGCAGATGCAGCGATAGGATACTTGTCGCCAAGAGAACCGTCGCTATTCTTCTTATAGATGTAAGCAATCTCAGCACCGGTTGCACCTACAGGATAGAACTCAGTAACAGCAGAAGTGCCGTCAGTAGTGGTCATGATATCCATGTAGTTATTAACGGTCTGTATGCCAACCTCTACGTCGCTACCAACCTGAACAGCCAGAGCACCATCAACGATAGTACCATTGGTTGCGGTGAAAGTAGAAGTCTTGTTTCTATCGGTAGCACCGATTCTAGTACCATTCTTACCCTCAGCATAGATGGTCTCAGAGTCAACGCTCATCTCAGCTTCCTGAAGGTCATCGAAAATGAACTTACAAACATTGTTACTCAGGTCGAACCAAGTAATGGTCTCGATACCCTGTACAAGATACTTGTCAGAAACAATCATGTATCATCTCTCCTTTTCTTTATCTTTGTTTTGTTTAGATATACTTCCAAACCATTCTAGTACGGAATTATCAATATCCTTAGGATTAATCGTTCCGCCATATATGGCTTGTTTAACATAATGTGATCCGTCGCGCTTCATGACTCTATAAAAACTATCATAAAGCTGACTGATGTGAAGTTCCATCACGCCCTCATAAGAGTAGTTCGTGTTGGGTATATTAACCAAAGAAGAAACCAAATTAGCTATATGCTGTTTAGGTTCTTTCTTCGCGTTAAACTCTTGTTTGCGCCGCATTCTCTTTATAAGGTACTTTTTAGTAGCCAGAGAACCGGGCTTAATCTCATTTTGAATTTCACTGTCAATGTAATTTATAAATCGAACATAATCTACTATCTGTTGATAGATATTTCGGTCGATAACAACCTCGCCGTTTGTGATTATCAGTTCCTCATTTTGTGGATTCACGCCCACGCTGAATGTACCAAAGTCTAAGTCTCCAAATAAAATGCTGGAGTATTTCGGTGTAAAGCCTAACGACAAAACATTCCGTATAAATAATTCAAAGTCGGAAACTGTTTCGTAGTCAATACCTTCGTCCCAAAGATTAACCATATCGTCATACGGTCGCATAACAATGTAGTTAATCAGAGCCAGATAATTAAATTCGCCGAACTCAGAGATTTCAGCTATGGTCGGATTATGGATAATGATTTTGTCATTAATCTTGTAATCCTGACCGAGTATCAAATACTTTAACTCGTCAAGCTGCACAAGTCTACCTCTTGCGCCATATACCTAAGAACTCTACAACGGTGGTTCTGACCCACGCCCTCTTCCTCATTAGAAATGAGTTCAAGCGGTTTCTTGCCAAAGCCATCACGGTTGTTAAGAAGTTCTTCAATCTCTTCGCCCATCAAATCAATTCTGGTTGCACCTTCGTCTGTAATCATTTCGCCTTGATGTGAAATAACGTATATCTCAATAACAAGTTTCTGATACAGCGAGCTACCCGAAGAAATTTCAGGCATGTAAACTCGATAACAAATGTAGTTGAGTTGCTCCTCTGGTGCTTCGGGAACGCGAATGAAGTCAAATATATTTTTATATATCAGATCTTCTGGTAGTTCCACTTCATTATTATTTATAAGTTCAACGATCCTCTCGTCGTTGATAAATAGAGACGCTAATTGCCTCTTAAACTTAATAACAGTCTTACTGCTATTGGGTTTTTTATTCCTTGCCATTACAATACATACACCACCTTTGCAAACAGTTCGCACGATGCAGTATAGCTATCCGCAGACAGCTCTATTAGTACTTGCTGTTTAACTATGGACGGTTCGTAGAGTGCCTTAATCTTTAAGGCTCCGTCCTCTTCTGTACATTCATAATAATCCTCTGTACCCGGTACAAACGTAACGTTCCATATTGGTGTGATGCCATCTATAACATTTCCCGCGCCATCATGGAATACCGCAGTGTATGTCTTATAGCTACCACCCACTTTAATATTGGGGTTGTCTCCCGAATACTGGATTTCGCAATTGATTCCTTCGATAATCTCTCGTTCCTCTTTATAGTCCGCAATCTGTAATTCAAGGTTATCTTTATCTTGACTTCGTTCGTCTTGCGACAGAACTATCAGTATAACGCCATGAACCATGTCGGGGTCATATACAGAGCTAACCACATTTCTATTTGTAACTACGTAGGTGTCAGGGTCTTCGAGATCAACATCGAGAATAAAACGATGATATCGTCTTATCTTCATTGTCTCGCTATCTAACGGAAGAAAGATAGTATAGTTAGTTTTAACCTTGTCTATAACTGACTTGTAACTAACACCCTGAGTGTTGGTTGCCTTTTCATCAGTAGCACACCAACGTTCAATTATTTCACCGTCTGCGTTTTGCCAACGCAGTATTTTATTGCACTGACGGATAGTACCCTTGTACTGTACTTCACAGTCAAGGTCGGTCTCACTTACAAGCCAATAATAACCGTCCCACAATACATAGTCACCATCATAAAAGCGTTCATCGGGCATAGAAAGAATCTTCTTAATGTGCATTGAGCTACCAGACTCGATGAGCACATCCCGCTCTTCGTCGTTAATTGTAACGTGTTTCAAAGCAAGAGAATCATCGCTTGTAGTAACGTAATCTCTCTTAGCGCGATTCTTATTTCTTTCCCGCATGGTGTCGCCATCGGCTGTAATTAGCTTGTCGTATAATTCCCAATTAGCTCTCACGGCGATTCACCTCTTCTTTCAAATATTCGTTTAACTGATTAGATATTGAAATACACTTGAATATAGCACGTCGATACTCCGAATGTGTCATATCTTCTTGCCGAACAGATTCCAGTATACACATGATATCCATTATCTTCGGATTGTAGTTGGTATCACACATCAAAGAATGATTCCCACCAATCTCGAAAATGAGGTCATCTAGGTACGTGTCTATCGTGTCGGAGTTAGACTCCTTTAGAGGTAATATCTTAAAGAGCTTGTCTACCAGTCGGGATAGATAGTTGCAACAAAGAGTATCGGGAATGTCCCCGTGACGACTATTCATCTATTCATCGCCTCTTTGAGACACTCTTTATAATCCCTATAGGAGTAAGTATAATTCACTGCTAACAGACGAGATTTCTTAACCGTATCATCATACAAAGCATTAATCTTATCAATGAGATTAGCAGGAGAATACTCAGAGTAATCCTTGGTAGAAAGTCTCTCTCTTAATATTTCGGAAGAATACAGATACGGCTTTAACCATTCAACAAGCATGTAGTTACAGATAATATCAATCTCGACATCATCCAATTCTGCTTCAAATGAATCCTCCGTTCTGGCAGATAAATCCTTCCTACAGGTCTTGCTAAACTTAGAGCAAGCCTTGTTCATTAAAATTGTCATCCAACCGTCACGCTCCTCTTCTGTGAGCACGGTTAGTCTATGTTCAAAAATCATTGTAGTGAAATCGTCAATTATTTGTGAAAATGGAGTGCCCATGATAAACACCTCATTAATTGTCTATCTCTAGTCCGAAAACCTCGCAAAGATATCTAACAGTCTTCATCGAATCTATCTTTCCAGAGTTGATAAGCTCAGAAGCCTTGTACGCAAATGTGTCGTGCAGACCCTTGGGGAGACTATTAAGTGTAACCTGCATCTCTTCCAGAGGGAGTTCAAATACACCATCAAAATCCTCATAGGAGGGGATATTCTTATAGTAGCCATCCACACCAAGATATCTGAGAATATCTTCATCAATACCAACCCAATTCTTAGAGAAGAACTTAGGCTGAGAGTTTCTCATAGTTATAAGTTCACCAAGCTCAATCTCTTCGATGTCGCCGGGATTACTCCACACAATCTTATAACCATTCTGTCTCTTACTAATGTAAATCAGCTTGCCCGCAGTGAGATTCTGACACTCAACCAACATATCATTGGGGAGCTTTTCGCGTCTCTTTGGGGTAGTAACCTTAGTCTTCTTCTTGGTTGTCGCCTTAGTCTCGACTACTTCCTCCTCTACGGGAGCAACAGTCTCAACTTCCTTTGTAGACTTAGTAGTCTTTGCAGTATTTCTTGTAGCCATTATTCATTTCTCCTTTTTTTCTTTCAATAATAAAATAGGGACGCAAAATATAGTGCGCCCCTATAATAAGTTTTAATTATGCCATGTCGTAAACGCCGATCTTACCAGTCTGTACAACACCAACACCGTATCTATCAATGTAGGTGTAATCCTGAGAGAGGTCAGCATTATCGAGAGGATTGCCGAGATAAGAGAAAGGCTCACCCTCGTTAATAACCTTGATGGGCTTCTCGTCGCCAGCAATTATGTACAGCTTATCGTTATCGAAGATAAACTGGTTGGTACCGGGCTTGTAAGCCTGTCTGATATAAACAGTGTCGGTACCATAGAACTTGCCAAAGTAACCCATGTTATAAAGGTCAGACTTAGCCTCGTTGGACATGCTAGTAGCAGGATCAACGTTTATCTTAGCCAGAGCGGACTTAGTACCGTAAATCTTAGCGGTCTTGCCAGTAGCAGCCTCTACACGGTCAACCAGCTCTCTCAGATCCTCTGCATCATAGCTACCAGTGGAAGGGGGTGCATAGGAGCTTGCGGTGCCTACAGCAGCAGCGAAAGCGTTGAAGCAATCGGTAAGAATAGCCTGCTTGAAGGACTCAGCAACCTTGTTAATGAAGTAATTCATATCAACCTTACCAGACAGAACTCTATCCAGCTCGTCATAAATCTTGACAGCCTTGGGAGTAGTCTTGATTCGGATATGCTCACCATCGAGGAATCTCTGTCTGCGGATACCCTGAGTGCCACGAGCAACCTCGGATACGAAGAAGAGGGAGTTATCCTCGATATAGAAATCGTTCTCGTCGCCCAGAGCAACGCTCTTGAACTCTACGAGGTTAGTGAAGAACTCGTCGCCAGTAAAGCCCTCAACGACAGTCTTCTGGAGAATGGTCTCAACGATGCTAAACAGACCCTTGCACTCGCCATCGCGGATAGCCTTGATGTTGAGCTTAGTGGAACCGTTGTTAGCCTCAATAAGAGCCTTTCTGAGAACGGACATGCTGTCCTTTACGGAGTAATCCTTAACAGGAACTCCATTGTATGCGTCAACTGCGAGATTTATAATATCATCTCTGGTATATTCATTAGCCATTATTGTTATCTCCTTTCTTATTAAATTACTTAATTCTGATTACGAAGTAAGTCTTAGAACCAACTACCTCGACATCAATGATAGTACCTACGCCATCAGCGGCAGTAGCGGTGTACTCCCACTTAGTAGTAGTACCCAGCTTAACATACTTGCCCTTTGCAGTGGAAGCAGTAGCGGGAAGGTTGTTGATAGCGGGTGCAGTTACAGAGAACACGTCGCCAGTCTCAAGGAGATATACTCTCTGAGGCTCGCCGTCTGCCTTGTTGATGAAGTCGGTGAGATCGTCAACCAGAACAGTAGCGTCCTTGTTAATCTCTACGGATGCAACGAGACCAACAGTCTTGATGGTATCAGAAGCAGTAGGTGCAGTAGTCTTAAACACCTCTCTATCAAGCAGCTCATCGGTAACATGTACAACATTACCATTCTGAATGTCAGTAGCAGTGGTGTCTACATAATATCTTGCGGACAGGAGCTTAGAAGCATCTGCGGTGCCAGTAACCCTGTCGAGTCGTACAACAGCGTAATTATTAGCCATTTTATTTTCCTCCTTTTTAAAATTTAGTCTTCGTTCAGTAGGTCAAACAGACCGTTGTAAGGCTTGTTTGAAGCTTTATTCTCATCGTCGTGGCAGCTAAAGCCAACGCGAGTCAAATCACTATTGGTGTTAATAGAGAAAGTAGAACTAATGCGTCCAAGCATAGCGTAACACTTCTCCTCAACTTCCTCTACGGAATAATCAGAGTTATTCTCTTTGAGGTTTGCGTAATCCTCACACTCAGCAAGTCTCTCATCAAATGCCTCGAATATTGCATTGACAGCCTCAGCGCGAGCATTAGCCTCCGCTTCGCTCTTGAATTTTCTCAGTTCCTCAACTTCGGTTTCAAGTGTAGCGAAATCGTTTCGCATCTTATCAAGCTCGTTGCGCTCGTTCTCGGTTACGAACTCCGCGAATACTTCCTCAAACTCGGGATTGACAGCTACCTCTTCGTCATTCTTTGTGTAGCCAATCTTATAATACTTTTCGTCTATCCACGCCTGAGCAATGAAATAATCCTCGTAAGTACGGATTATCCAATATTCGTCGTCGCTAATCTCACCGAGAGCCTTATACAGCTTGGTGCGCTTGTCTTCGTCACTCATAGAAAAAGAAATACTCTTAGTGTCCTCAGAATAAACGCCAGCCTTTGCAGGCTCAGAATCGGAACTGTCAGCGTCAATAGAATTATCTGCGGCGGGAGCATCGTCAGGTTCACCATCAGGCTCGCCCTCGGGTTCTGCGTCATTAGACTCTCCATCAGAGTCGCCATCAGGCTCATCCTTGGGTTCGTCACCATCGCCCTCAGCTACGTCAACGGGATCTCCCTCAGTGGGTTCCTCGTCTACCTTAGCGTTAAGCTCAGCAACCTTAGCTCTCAGCTCATCAACAGTCATATCCTCGTTTATCTCAAAACCAAGTTCAGCTTCGCTTATACCGTACTCAGCAAGGACATTCTGTATAGTTTCCTTATCCATTCCTATCACTCCTTTCTCTTGTTCTTTATCCGCAATCGAGAATAACTTGGAAATCTCGCTGCGTAAATCCTCAACAGTGATAACTCTTGTGCCATCATCTGCCGTAGAATAATTAGTAATAGTAGCACCCGAATTTTGCATTGCGGGTCTTACATCGGTGCCAAGAAGAGTTATACCTTCATACTTAAAATCAGTGATGATATAGCAATTCTTAGGCTTACTATAATGGTAATCCAAGAACTCTACTTCCATAGAGAGTTTTATCCTATCGCTGTTTTGAAGAATATCAACACAGTAATTAGAATAGCCCTTCCATATGTAAGCATCACAATACACATAAGAAATACCATCCTCTTCAACTATCTCGTAATTGTTAGTCTCGGGAACTAAACCAACGGGTTGTTCTTGGTATATCTTGCGATACTGACCATCATTGAATTTATCTTCCTCGATAGTAAAATCGTGTCCTCCAAAATCAAGCTGACCATCATCGTTCTCTATAACGTGAGCAAGAATCGCGCTGTTAGCAATAGACGCTTGGGCTTTATAGAGTGCATCTTTGGGGAATATTGTGTTGTGAAGACTCTTGGTATCGTGACATACTTTGAGTCGTAGTTTCATGAATTTGTCATTGTCGAAAGTATCATCGACTGCGTATGTTACCGCATATGAAATATTATTTAGCATTGCAACCTCCTTTCTAAAAAATGAAACACCGTGTTGTTACGCGAAGAAAGTGTTCGTGTATACTATCTTTAAGTCGTCCATCTCACTAAATGTGTTAGCAGGGGAGTTCTCAAATACATAGGTGTCACCCGACATAGAAAAGAGTTTATAGCCGTGATTAAGTAATATCTCGGCGGTAGTATCGTCTTGTGTCATAATGAAGTGTTTATCATCCATGCTTGTCCACCACCTTAATATTCCTTGTTGATTTCGGCTTCTCTTGTTAATTCACCTGCGTCAGTAAGCTGTTCGCCTTTTTCCTCTGCCGTAGGTGCGCCACCATCATCACTACCAGATTGAGTGTATGACGTAGCGAGAGGTTCAAATTTGTTTGCCAAATCAAGTACCTCATTTTCAAGGAAGGTCATACCAAGCATATCTATCGGATTGATACCAAGAGCGGAGCAAGCCATAGTCTTGGTTGGCAGACTAGCCTGAGCTGCCTTCAAATAACCGTTGATTGCTTCTTCCTTGTTATAGAATGTAATGTCTAATAGTTCAATCTTGAATTTGTACCTGCTAAACCGCAGCTTTAACAAGCGGTTGATGTTGCGCTCAATCTGACGAGACAAATCAAACACCATCTGCATATCCGCCTTAATAGAAACATTAAGAGTTGCAGAGGTTTTATTCTCGTCGCCAAATATAAGCGAGCTTACACCGGCATCATTCCAAAATGTTTTAATTGAATTATTGACGTTGTTGTTTTCAGAAGTTCCAGTATTCTCGAAACTGAAATCCTTAGAGTCCATAGGTGTAAGGAACGCGCCTATGTTTTCGGGAAGAACATCAAGTAAGCCGCTGTAATATTCAAGAAGAATATCGCGGTCAATCAAAAAGTTCCCGTCGTTATCAACAGGAACCTTCAATGCAATTACTTTATAGTTGTCAGTTTCGGCTTTGGCTTTCTTTAGGGCTTTGTAATCTTCAATGTCGTATATACCCTCAAACACACCAAGGAATGGTACAACGGGGTATGGGACATCATCCATGAGCTTTACACAGAACTGCCGCTTTGAATCGAGAGTTTGCCACCGCACACCCTCTTCCTTAAACAATGCAAACCTCTCTTCAAACTCTTCGCCGAAGTATTGTAAATCCTGCGGATAAGTAAGAAAGTACGTGAAGTCGAAGTCGTATAAGAAACAACCATCTTCTATACGAGTGACCTTACAGTACTCAGGCGGGAGTTGCTTAATATAAAAGGATTCGTTGGACTCATATATGTATCCGTAGAATATATCTTCCTTAAAACATATCTTAGCAATCTTAGCCATCTCGTGACGTATATTCATCTTATCGAGATATGCAAGAGTATTGATATAACTCTTCTCATACTCCACCTTATCTATTTTACCCCAAACAGAATTGATCTTATAAGGTGAGACAATATAAGAATAGAGGTGCATTGTAGCGAAATAATTTATCAGTCTCTTATAATGAGGGCTAACCTGATATAAGTGGCGAGACATCATTCTCAGCTCGTTCTGATAAGTTGCGGGGTTGTTTATCCAATGCGACACCTTGTACTTTGGGTACTTCTTAAAGAAGTGCAAAGGATTGCGTACACGTATGTAAGGGTCTTTGTTTAAGTCACGAAGTATAATCTGTTTGAGTGCAGAAAACTTACTCAACTGATTAATGACCTCATACCCCGCGCCGTCAGTGCTACTAACGGGAGTAATTAAATCTGACATGATTCACCACCTTTATTATTTCCTGATTATGGGTTTGCGGTAATGCAACCCAAAAGAGTTATTAATTGATTCTTTCTTTTTCTTTGATATATCTAATTCGAGTTCGCTTGCCATATAGTTAGCATACGCTAACGACGAATACCTATCCTTCCTATCATTACCTTTCTCACTGAGCTTTACTTTTGCGCCAACAACTTCATATTTCAGATTTATGATTTCATTAATAAGAAGTGTAGTTTGTGTGTAAGGCATAAGCAACTCAGTCTTCTTTTCAGTTGCTAGGTTTTTGAATCCTTTGATAGAATGGAAATAAGTATCGGCTTCTTGCTCGTTAATTAGCAGTCTCAATTTACCACGCTTGATGTTATCTTTTAACAACGAAGCGCAGTCACTATTAAATTGCATACTAGCTTTGACACTGTATATAACCTTGGGTGGGTTAGAAGATTCACCCTTATATCTCGCCGCCATCTCATCATTATTTTTGCAAGTCAGGGCGGGATATACTTCGCCGGTATCGGGATTAGTTAAATCCTTTACAAGCTCGTCATATACAGACATACCAACACCAGCACAGTCAAGTATAAGATAATCACACTGAAAATCCTCATAAAGCTGTCTTATGCGGATAGCCTGAGTCTCGGAGTGTCCACCCTCAAAGTTTTCAAGGTACACAACGTTTCTTATATACTGGTTGTTATTAGTGGGTAATAGCTGTAGTATAGTCACAGACGTAGCGTCGTTCTTGTGCTTCTTACTACCCATGACCGCGATATCAGCAGCGAGCAATCTAATCTCGCCATTCTGCTTGACTGGTGTTTTAAACGTATTGATATTAACCATATCGACAATCTCGGCTGGATAAAAAGCTGATTGTACTCTTCTAGCGAATACAAGTTCATCGTAGCTGAAATATGCGTCCTCGGCTTCTCCATGCCAGAGACACTCGTTCTCCATGCGGAAGCTGACCGAGTTAAAGCTGGCTTCGGACATTTCGTCCTCTACGTCCTCGCGCATCATTATGCCCTCTTTAATAGAGAGCTGATAGGGGAGACCACATACAAAGTATGCTTTTTTATCATCGAGCATATTTGCTGCATATGATTTAACGTGACTCCAAGACCAGTGTTTTTTAAACCAAGCAGAACTAAGGTATATTTGTTTATTACGCTCTTTAAGATGTGCGTACTCAGGTTTATCTAAATATCCTGCTTCACGAGAGGAGGTAAGAAACTTTGTAAGTACAGTATCTACAATACTCTTTTTGACCATTCTAAATTCATCAATTAATAGAATGTTAGCTCGATTGTGTCTTGCGTTATCACTTGCTGTTACTGTTTTTACATAAGAGCCATTCTTGAATATAACAAATGCGCCACTTGTGTTGTTCTTGTATTCCAATATCTCATTTCTTAATAGCGGAGACCTAGGCATTAGGAAGAGTATTATCTTACTAACAATTTCAGCTGCTTGTTCCTTGCTGCCCGCCGCAATACATATCTGCGTGTTTGGGTATAGTATAGCTCGTTGACAGCAAAAAACCGCTCCTAACAAACTTTTGCCAATTCCCCTACAAGCGCAAAGTATGAATCTATTACTCATATTCATTGCGACCAATAGTATACATTGGAATATTTTCAACTTAATGTTCAAAAAATCTTCTGCAAATCTATGAGGGTTAGCTCTATAATAACCACACCATTTATTCACCGCTTCCATCTGCTTGGTTTTCTCTTTAGACCAGTTACGCATTAAGTATCACCACCAAACAGTTCGTCTGCATTGATCGCCGAATCATCATCGTCATCATAAGTAGGAGGCTCAACCGTATATTTAGATACTTCTTCTTCATACTCTTTTTCTAAAGCTTCGGTGTATTTATTCTTTACACCCATCATTCGACAGAAGTGCCCCAGTATCCAAACAAAAATATAATGTTTAATACCGTCTACATCGCGGAATCTTTCATCGGGTTCGGATATCGGCTCCTCGTCTTCCCACTCTTTAATCTTCAAACCGAAACACTGATTATCCGTCAGCATCTCAGAGTCGGACTTCTGCTTAGGTTGCAGATTCGCCGATGCCATACTTGTATTGAACTGGTTAACGAGCTTGGTAATGTCACCGCCTTGTTCAAGTGCGTTCTGAATTTGTAACTGAATAAAACAGATATTTTTTATGATTGCCTTCTGAGTTATCTCTTCGCACTCTACGCTCTCACTCCATTCCTTATACTTAGTTTCTAAGAAATGATAGTCTCGATTCTCCAATCCGAAGCCCCAGAAATCCTTAGTCTCCTTGGATACATGTAGTTCCTCGACGGTTTCCGTAACCCTATACTGCTCCGTTATACTCTTCTCAATATCTTCAAGTATATTGTCAGCGTAAGTCTTATCAAGCAGAGACTCACGATTGTATAACAGCGTCAGATACTTAGTTACGCGGTTTCCGTCATTAGAATCCGCATACGCACTCTCAGCTAGGAAGTCGTTATAATACACATCAAGCATCATACAAACACGTCTGTATGCGGCATGATAATCGGGAAACGTTAGTGACGTTACATTAAATAAAGCATTTACACAGTCGCTACAATAAGGCATACGGTTGTGATTATTGACATTCATCACGCTGTAGCTTCGCGGAAACAGAGACGGATTATCCGAGTCCTTACCGCAAGAGCAACAATGGAATGTTTTCTCAGCCTTGTCACCCGCTTGAATCTTTAACATATCCTCGTTCATTTCTCGAACACTTTTACGAACATATGTGCTCTTTGACCCCTTGGGGCGACCCATTGGCTTTTTAGTTAAATCTTGCTTGGGCATAACACCCCACCTTTCTTTCTTGTTTTGGAAGCTGCGTCGGGGAGTCGAACCCCCGATTGAATCCCTCGCAACAAATAAGCGCCACCGAATGATGGCACTAGTATAATTAAGAGAAATCTTCTCTTAGCTTTTCGATTATTGTGATTTGACCTTTACCAGTTACATATGTAGTGTGACCTATCTTGGTAGCATATGGTGTTTCAAATGTGTATTCCTTTACTTCAAACAACCCGCTATCAATATATCTCTGGTAGGGCTGGTTTTTATGCTTTTCATCAGACATAAGGTATTTCTTATCTCTTAGCCACTTGAATAATCTCTTTTGCCCTATACGAATGTTTTCGTCTTTAGCAAGCTTGGCTAGTGTGTTAATATCTATCAAATCGCTGGTGTCGGCAACGTGGTCGGCAAATGCAACTTTTGGCTTATCTTCTTCTACTTTACGTTCAAGAGCGAGTTTTTCCTCTTGCTCCTCTATCCAACGCTTTGCTCGCTCAACGGGATCGTCAATCATATAACTATCCATTAGCTTATATGTACCAGTCTTGCGAATGGCAGGTAAAACTTCGGAAGTAACCCAATGTTTAAAATATTTAGCTTCGGGAAGCTTGCTGCTAAAGATAAGAGAGTAGATACCGGATTCGTTAATAATAGTTGCTTTACTTTTGTAGTTGGAACCAGTGTCGGGAATTACGACGGTGGTTTTATCCTCCGAATCTACGTGTCTCGCCATGGCATCTCTCGGATTACTATACCCTAACGCTTCCGCCACATCCTTGCCTACAAACCACGGCTCTCCATCAATTATAGTTGTTCTTACACTGCCAAAGTTCTTGTTTTCAAATACTGTTACGATTTCATTCATAAATAATCATCGACCTTTCTGTTTTGTTTTTTATATTTAGACTTACATACCACTAAGAGTAAGTAGATCTTTTCTTAACTTTTCATCGTCTCTAAAGACAAAAACTGTTTTGTCTATATTGTTTTTATCGGGTTTTATATCTATAATAAGATTACCCATTCTTAAAAGTCTTCTTGCCGTAGCTGGAGCAAATATAGACTTGCCTTTTACCGATGCTGTATTATTCATTTCTTTTGAGACCTTTCTCTTTTTAAAGTATCTTTTACATCTTATCAGCCCATGCTGATAGTTCGCCCCTATAATTCTTTGTGAGGTGGCAAACCCTCGCCCATTCCTTATTCTGAAAATGTTCGATACATCTACCAAGTCCTGAGTCTTCGGGTTTAATTCCTTGTACCTGTAACGATGAGCCAATGACACACACATAACAATCGTCGTGACATCTCGTGAGGACTGCTTTAAGCTGCTCTTTAGTCATACACTGAGCTTCGTCAATTATCACAAATTTCCTAGAGAAATCACTGCCGAGTATATATACATCCGTCATAGGCGTGAAGATACCAGTTCCCATTTTCTGGTTCATATAAGTATCGTCGTTTATCACAGTTACCGGATTCTCTCCAAGATTAATTAGAGTATGAATAAGAGGAGCCATATAAACCGATTCTTTGTCCGCACGGTCTCCGGGGAGAAATCCTATCCGTCCTTCTGAACTAGGGGTTCTGATATAGTATGCTTCGTCGCAAATGCCATATCTCACATACATAAGAGCCACTGCTACCGCCATAGTGGTTTTTCCTGAACCTGCTACCGCATCAGCTATTACAAGTTTGACATCTCTATCCCAAAGACAATCTCTGTAATATAACTGTTCGGAATCACTACAATCGAGACCGTAGAAAGGATGGTCTTCGAGTGTCTTGGGCGGTTCACCATATGGTAATACTATATTTTTCTTTGTTGATTTAGCCATTAGAATACCTCATTAAGATCATCAATTATTCCAGAAACCACACCTAGTTCAAGCTGCATCGAGCTTGACAGGTACCAATCTTTTGTCCAATTAGCAGACAGTCTCTTCTTTGTGATATTGGTACGTTCAATAATGTAATCTGCCATCATCTCAACTGTACGCTTATAATTCTTCTGGCTTTCTTGTATCTGTTCATAATCGCCGACCTGCTGACTACTACCGGGATGAAACATAGCTGTACTGTACTTCATCGCGTATCTCTTGTGTCCCGCGAGAAGAAGCAATGCACCCATACTCATAGCAATACCAGCATTAACGGTATAAACAGGAGTCTTGCTTGCGGTAATTGCAGAGATAAGAGCGTATCCCTGATGTACGTCACCGCCGTAGCTATAAATGAATATTACTATCGGCTTTCTCTCTTCGACCGGGAGGTTCTTGTCTGCGCGATTATACTCATAAATCTGTTTAGTGATTTCAAAAGTATTTTCAGTAATATCATCGTCAACGTAAATAACTCTGTCGTCATAGTCTTTGTAGTACCTCAATATATCTGGGTCGGGTAAGTGTACGTCTGTTAATTCCTTGGGAATCTTTATACTCAGCGCGTAAACATCGTCCATAAAATCCATATACTGTATCTACCTTTCATTCTTAGAAATTTTAGCATCGTAGGATACCACATTTATATTTACACAGACCTTCGCCTTACCTCCATTAACTTTCCATGTTGTTCGACCACTGAGAAGTCAAGGCTGAATATAAAGGAGCTACCTTTATACTTCTTGACCACTTATAAACCTCAGGCGGGACTGTTACCCACAAATTTCACCAAACGTTCAGCATTACCCCCGAAGAGGATTTTATTCATCTTAAATTCTATAATACTTTAGAAGAATAAACTTTACTTGTGATATGGCTACTCTAACTGGCGACTTGTCTTATACCCCGTTTGACCGAGTTCAACACAAATGCGATTGCTTGGATTACCCAAGGAACCCCACGGTTTCCACGCCGCAGGTTTTGGGCTTATTCTACACACGTAGCGTCTATTACTCGCACGACAAGTTCCATGTCTTACACAACGTTAACTCTTAGCACCGCCACTAATATCAAGGGTTTCCCTTTCTTGCTTATACGTCACCGCATAAGAATCGACTTATCATCACAAGTATCCTTGTAATAATATTCGGTTAAGTAGCGTCTCGGCAGGGTGTTAACCATCTGCACCGAGTTGTTGTAAATATAAATCTAGCATCCTACAATGCCAAGCTCTCCGACTAGGACTCGAACCTAGAACCAACTCGTTAACAGCGAGCTGCACTACCGCTTGTGCTATCGGAAAGTATATGAGCCTTTTATCCTCGTGCTCTGGAGCAAAAAGAGGTGAAAACATAAGAGAATTCATTATATTAACTCCCATTGTTCTGGCGTATATCCTTTAATTTTTGATTTACTTATAGGTAAATTCATAGATATACACCATTTACGTACAGCATTATCGCTAACATCATACATTTTTCCTATTTGAGTAAATGGGATATTCTTAATCATTGCTTTTAGTTCTTCTCGACTTGGGAATTTTTTATCACCTAAAATCAATTGTCTTCGATGTTTCTTATCACAACAAGAACATCTTATGCTTCTGTAATATACTTCACACCCACAATCAATACAATAGTATATTGTTTTATTAATTTTATTTATAGGGTAGGATATATGTGGAAGATAATATGATTTTCCGAGATTAATATTACTAATTACAGATTGATCTACATTATATTGTTCAGCTATCTGAGTTTGAGTTTTATATTTTAACAAATCAATGATCTCTTGTACTTCTTTATCTGTTAGCTTTCTTGTACGATAACCATTATCGTGTCCACCGGGAGTAGAATTGTACCCGATATCTGGATTGCACGAATCATAATAAGAAATCCAGTATTTTTCTTTAGCATCTAAATCTGTTTTTTTACAAATCTCAATAATTGAAACTTCAAAATTATTAATACCATACCTACGCATATCTACATATAAAGGTAAGTCGCTGATCCGACTTATAGATTTATGATTAATCCATCTTTTATGAATATTAACCGACTGACCAATATAAACTTTATTATTAATGATATTTGATATCTTATATATTCCAGTTTGATTTAAGTTTTCATCATTCAAGTTTTATCACCTTTTTTATTTTTTTCGGTTTATCTCGTTGAGTCGCAACTTACTAGAGCATCTTATACTCCGCAGAGTAATAAGTAAACAGCGGTGAACCGAAAACCGCAATCTGATCGCTAGGGGAGTCGAACCCAACTATTTAGAGGATGAAAACCTCTTGTCTTAACCACTAGACGAAGCGACCAAATAAAAAGAGGGCGGGAATAAGTCGAACCTATTCTCCGCCCACTAAATCCAAAGGATTCAGAATGAAGAAAATGGTGACAGCAACGAGTAATTACCTCCGGCTATATTTGTCATGCAAGCATGAGCGTCCTTTGATTGCTGCCATATAATGCGGTGACAATTGCCACCGCTGATACGTAATATGTGAACTCACCCGCCGAGTTGAAATTGTTGCGGGGTCACACAATAGTATTTACTTATCGTTGATTGCCTGATTAAGCTTGTGGGAAATCTTAAAGGTATAAGCTACTCTCTCAGGTACCTGAATCTTCTCGTCAGTCTGAGGGTTTCTACAAACTCTCGCCTTACGCATTCTACGTCTGAAAGTACCGAGATCGGAAAGCAGAATCTTTTCCTCGTCTCCCATCATAGCCTCACGCAGAACCTCAATAAACGCAGTGTATGCGATATCACAGTTCTCCAGTGTAAAATTAGTCTTCTTAGAAATAGCTCTAAGTATGTCAATCTTTGTCATGTCGTTCTCTCCTTTTGTTCTTGTTCTTATAGAATAATCTTATGTGTCTCGTTAAGCCCGAATTTTTTATCGAACCCAAATATCATAGCAGCGGGCTTGCTTGACTTCATCAACTGCTCTGCGTATGGGTCGTTACCGACGATAGATGGAACTACGACAACTTCTGTGTCATATGCGCCGCAACTATTGCCAGCTATAGTCTTACTAGAATGGTAATGTCCCAAGAATGCGTAGTCTATAAACTCCCGACGATAAGACGAGATATCATTCAGGTAGTTATCGATACTCTTGATACCATGACCATGATGTGCGATTATCTTGAACCCGAAGATGGGTATATCAATATACCCACGGTCTGAGGTTGAGTGGATTCGCACGTTTGGATTCTCAGACAGAACGTCAATTAGATAATGGTCAATTATGTAAGTGACATCCTCAGCGGCAAGCTCACTTGCTTTGCTACCGAGAGGTCTTGTCTGATTATGATTAGAACGAGGTACGCTATAATAGTCTATTACGCATTCTTTACTAATCTCGTAAAGGAAGTTTGCTAGAAGTCGGCAGACACCTATGATAGACTTAACAACGCTTGTCTCATTAATCTGTAAATCCGTAAGTCTCAATATACCCTGAATCTCATCTCCGAGGTTGAGTATGTTGAGATGCTTCAAATTCTTTTCCCAGATAAAAGCTCTGGTGTATTCAATCAGTTCCTTGAATCGCTTGTTACACTCCTCGATACTGTAACTATTGGTTTCGGTAACGAAGTGTGAACCATAATGGATATCGGCAATAGTAAGCAGGTATTCCTTTTCGTCTACGCCGAGGAAGCAGTGACCCGAAAAATCCATAGGCGGAGAGGGTAGTTTCTGCAACCCCTGACCTATCTTTTCGTAGAACAAATCAAATCTCGCGTCTTGTCTCTTATACCGATTGAGTTCAATCTTTTCCGCATTAACCTTGTAACGTTCAGTTCTAAGGTCTTCGATGCGCTTCTGGATTCTTTCTGAATCGTCGTTCATATCGTCCTTGGTGAACACATCATTATAGAACTGCTTGGCGGCAGCATATCTCTTACGATACGCAGACTCGCCCTTGTAGCAGTCATCATCCTCGTTATAAAGATTGTAGTTCACGTCAGACAAAACTTCTGTCCAATTCTTATAGTACCCGTCGTCAATCATATTTCCAACGCGCCACAGATATTGATTCTCGTTTTCGTCGTCTCGCTTCTTTAGGTTATTATCCATCTCCACCCTCCGATCTTCTTATATCGTCGAGGGCTTTCTTGATATGCTTGCCTTCCTCACAATAGTATGTCTTGCTGCCAGCACCCTTCTTGCGGCGCGAGCAAACCTTAATACTGATGTTCGGAAACATCTTTCGCAGTTCAAAGCTTTCCTTCTGTGTAATTGTATACAAACCTGTATCCCCTTTGTTTCGTAGTAAGAGCGCAAAAATCCGCACCCTTCCATAATCATCGAGTTAGAAATTTCTTAAAACGTGAAAGTTTCGGGCGTTTCCAACAAAAATGGAAAGTTGCGGAATGAAAATATGCGCTGTTTTTGTAATTTTTTTTACTGCTTAACTTCTATGTAATTGATTCCGTACAGATGAATAATACCATTTGCGTCCTCTTCGAGATGACCAACAGGCTCCTTGCTAGTTAGTATCAAATCAAAGAAAGCTCCGTTACGCGAATTAAATAGTATGTTGAGCAGAGACATAGTGATATCTTTGTTCTCAGGCTTCTCTAATTCTTTGAGCAGGAAGTACATTGTACTCGTTGTCATTTTCAGGTTGGTGATGAAGTCGGAGCAACGTTCCTTAATCTCGGAAACGGCGCGGTACTTCTCTTCACCGCTTGAATGGTTGGCGGCATATACCATCTGTATGTCAGCCTTGGCTTCGCGTACTACATCCAGTACTCGACGTATCTGGCTGTAGTTCTGCTGACCTTTTTCATACATAGACCTATCTACAATAGCAAGGAATGGGATCTGAGCTGTTGTACCATCCCATCTATAGCGGGGGATATGAAATCTACGTATCGCCGTCTGTACGTAATCCATTGTCGTGTGATGCTTCTTATAGTTCTTACGCTTAGAGTTGTAGTACCCTTTGGTTCGGGCAAGGTGTCCGAAGAAGTTAGGTTTGATATACCTATCCTTTTTGTCTTTGCGGAGATACTTCTTTTTGAGTATCCCGATTTCCTCGGTACTGTCAAGCTGGTATTCTTTCTTTGCTTTATCTCTTTTGTGTTTGCCGGTGTCGCTAATACCGACGGTTTCCCCTCATGCTTTCACATGAGAACAGACTATATCTTCACCATATAAAGGTGTACACCATAGCAGGATGTCAATAGCTTACATTCCCACACTCTTTCGAGTTAGTCGTTGAGCCTTTCCCTATTCGGGACTTGGTTGCGCGGTTGCCGATTATACCACACTTAGGATTTAACCTTATGCTATACACATTGTTCTTTCTGCTTTCGCCGCTATCACGCTCAGACATATTTCATTCTCACGTTGTAGCCAATGTGTCTTTACGGGTTTCCCGCAGTTAGATGTATTTATTTATGCACACATTTCTGTATACCGAGACCAATAATCAATCTCTACATTAGAAAGAATTGCCAATTTAACTATATCATCATACAACTCCTGATTATCTTCAAACGTCTGTCCACTATGTATATTGTTCCAGAATAACGTGTTGAGTTCCTGAGACAGATTAACTATCTCACCGATTTTGTTTACGCTGGTCTTTATATCAAGGTCACACTTGTCGCTATTGTTATAGTAGCGCTTTCTCTTGATAGCGGAAACCAGAGATGTGGGTACCGCGAACTTATCATAGTTACGTTCGGCGGCGGTTATAAGTAATTTATTGTTTGTGATTAACATTGTATCGCTATCATAGTCGCCATTTGAACCCTCGGTTTCCCGATATTTCAGTAGGGGATTAGACTATCTCTTCATCTCATTGAGATGCTAGGCACTTCCAATCACGGAGTTTCACCGTAACCGTATAAACTTCATCAACCTATAAGGTCGGTATGTTTTAGTCGTTACATCCACAAAAATGTTACCACTCTTGCTTGACACGGTATTATCATATAAAACTAAACGATTATAAATATTTGAAATAACAATTGAGATATTTCTTATTTGTCTTAGCCGCTTTACCTATTTGGCTTCTGAGATTATTTATATACGATGTCGAATAATCTTGTTTACACATTTGATTATCAATCATATATCTAGCGCAATCTCCTATGTAATCAAAACTATCAATCAATTGATGATCGCTATTGTATAAAGATACTCTACGCGCTCTCCCATTATTAGAACCAAATTTATTGTTTCTATAATGCCCTTTATCAGCACTGTAGCGCACATTATCTTTATGTGTACACCATTCTAGATTATCAACACGATTGTTTTTTCTGTTGGTATCTATATGATTAACTTCTGGTAAATTATCTGGGTTAGGGATAAAATGTTGAGCTACTAGCCTATGGATAGCAATGGATTTTGAGTGATTATTCATATTTAACTTTGCTATGTAATATCCATCAGTAGATTCTCTTTTGTTCATTATTCTTTCTTTACGTATTTGAACTACACCATTGCTTTTTGTAACTGTGTGTTCAAGACTTTTCACGTTACCCATATTGCTAATCTGATAATAACCCTCGTATCCTTTTATATCCTTCCATATTTCTTCCATTAATTATCACCACCTTATTAATTACTGTTTAGTTTTACTTAGACTCCACCGTTAGCAGCCGTTAAGCCACACCCTGTATATACAGGTTCACCTAGTTTTCTTCTATACGTCGCCGTATAGTGGGGCGCAATTTCACCCATTCAACTTCTCTAGCAGATTCTCATTTATGCTATTCACACACACAATTTCTTCGGTAAGGAAGAAGTAATCGTCTATATGCTTGCTCTCCACGTTATTCGCCAATAGTATGTTACCCGCGCAGATATGCGGACTTCTCGATCCGAGTAACTTCTTTCCATACTCGAACCGCACGTTATGTATGTTTCCCACACCCAAATCAGATTCGCCGTTGAATCTTCCGATAGACTGCAACAGCATCTCATATGGATTGCCAAGTAGCGTACTGTAATTGCCATTTACCAGAACGTGACCCGACATAAGGTTCTTCTTGAACGATACAAGCAAGTCCTTTAGAAAGTCGTGGTACAGTTTAGTCTCGGTAAACTTCTCATTGATACCAAGGAGCTGATACACTATGTCGTTCTTATTTGCTATCTCCTCTAAGTTAATGGGCGGATTCTCGGGGTACTTAATATGGTGACGCACGACAGCAGGATTGTACCGCAGGTTAGACATATACTCGAAGGACTCCGCAAGTAAACGATCAACTTCCTTTTCCGAAAGCTGTAAAGTGTTGAGCAACTGATAGTGTGTCTGAACTAATCTACCATCGAAATAGTGTGTAGGCTTTTCATGCTTTACTACACCAAACGTGGTTTCGAGGTTATCGAGCCACTGGTCGAGCGTTCCGAACTTTAAGAACTTGATGCTACTCGGCGTGGTTATCAACTTGATGTCCTCAATTGATTTAGCGCGGGTATAACCGTTAAGCTGCGAAACCTCGGTGATTCCATTATCGGCAAAGAACTTCTGAATGTGGGTAGAAAACGCGGCAGTCTTGAAGAAGCGGTTACGAAGCAGGAGCATACTGTAGTGGCTGTATTTTCCGTACATCGAATAGTCCATAAGAGTCTGACCGTCCCATATACTGTTGTTTACCTCAACAAAGTCGTTGGTTGTCTGGAGCGAAGTTCCATCATATGAGACAGCGGCGGCTCTATCCTTAAACACGCTATTGTAATCGTCGATCACCAGAATGTTTTCAGGCTGTATCTCAATCGTGTCAATGATACTACTGAGTGTCAGCGATATGTAAGCTTCAAAAGCAGCGAGGTCTATCTCGTCACCGTCGCGGATTTTTAAACCACAGCATTCCCATTTGTGCATACGGCTGTACAGCTTCTCGTCGATGAACAGACACTTGCCAACGCGGGAGCTACCACTACTGCGCTTGAAACGGATATATTTGATACCGTCGCAGTAGAACCCATTATTATAGAGTTCGTTACGCAGGTCAGCAACACTATTCAGTACCAAAATATTATCTTTAGCGTAGTACTTCTTATCCTTGACGTAGAAGAACTTACCGAGAACTTCGGGGTCGTCCACAATCTTGTCCATTTCCTTATTGGTTTGGATAGCAATAAGTTCGCCGTCTTCTATGCAGATACCGTCGGTAAGCGTGATGTCGTTTATGTCGTAGCCGAACTTAACGTAGATGTCAGAAGTGATTCGGTTATAGAGTTTGTTGCTGTAGTTAAAGTTGACGTTGATGATGCGCTGGGTATACTCCTTTTCGCCTATAAAAAAAGAAAACCGCTTGTTGCGGTAGACTTTAGTGTATACGTCTCGGAGTTTAAATAGGTCGAGACAGTAATCGAGGTCGCCCGAAAACTTGCGGGGACTAATTGAACCATCGCGGCGGCGGATATTATAACCAAGAGGATTTGGCTTGTTATAGTGGTTGGCTATGTAGATATCCTTAGCGTCGAGGTTCAGTATTTTGATTGACTTGGGTTTACTCATGTTATCACTCTCCATAAAAAAAGAACGAGCGTTAACTCGTTCGGTCGTGTTATTGTTTTTCCTATTATAGTGGCTGCCAATCGTCTGGCAAATCATTTGATAACCTTTCTATTTCTCGCCGTTCCTTTTCACTATCATAGACTCTAAATACAACAGAAGTTACTTTACCACTCGTTATGACTTCTTCGTACTTCACCGAAATATCAGTTTTGGTGTTAATCTCGTCTACGGCAACTCCGAGAACTTTGGTGCGAAACCTATTAAAATCCTTTTTGTATCTTGAAGTCTTAACTCTAAACACATCTTTCATTAAACTATCTACCTGAATCTTCCAAGAAGAACGAAATGCGTTATCTTTTAAATACTGATAAAGATATATTGAGTACAAACTCTTCATCGTAATAACATTACGTAGCTGATATCTTACATATCCGATTTGGTCTAAATTAAAGAATAACGGTTTTGCGGTTTCACTACACTTTAAGTAAATATACTTTTCGTCTGTTATTTCATCTCTTTTTACTCCTGCACTATCAAATAGATTACAAACAAGAAATCCATCTTCGCTATCTTCAAAAGGGACTGTTACTTGTAATTTAATAAGGTCTGATAAACTCTTCTGTAACTCCTCAGTTCTAAGTCTTGATACACCAAGCATGTTCTCGTATTCCGATACTTTGAATGAAACAATAGTCTCGTCTGGATTGTGAGAGTTAATACAACTCATATATGTATCGAGTACTTTGAATTGACCGATGGTATAATTAATATCCGTAGCTAGAAGTAGCGGTCTGCTCTTTTGAACTATATGGTTGGAATTAAGTATGGTGGGTTTTGATTCATTTTTCTCTTTCATATTATCATATCCTTTCATACATCGCTCGACATTCTATACACTGACTATACTGTACAAAAAAATGGACTTAAAAGTGAAACCCCGAAATTTTGGGATTTTGCGGGTCGATTTTGGATTCTAGGGGGGA